CGCACTATGCCAGCAGGACCGCAAGTACGAACTGTTCTTCATCTTGATGGTTACTTCCCGCGAGTCCGCAAGGATGGGGAAGGTGAACGAGCCTGAGTAAAACACGATGTCACCCAACGAGAACTCGGGGGTTCCGAGCCGCCGGTTCAACTGATAGGTGCTGGTGGTCCGGCCCGTAGCCGAGACTTCGACCTCAAACCCGCCGCTGTTCTCATAGTAAATCGTACCGTCGAGAAGCTGAAGGCGCCCACCGACAATCGGCTTGCCGTCATCGCCGTCTTCCTTCACGAACTGCCGGGACCACGTTGCTTCAGCGGTGTACGGAAGTCCGATGAAGACCACGTGGTCCTGCCAATCGCCAGCCGCGCGGACCGTCGTTGTAGACGGGCGGGTGACGGGGGACAGAACCGTGCCAGCATCTTCCCAATCTTCGTTGAATACGACGGTGAGCGGGATGTTGGTCGCCAGTTCATACGGCAGGGTCCAAGTGGTCCAATCGTTTCCTGCGTTATAGACCCCGGTCAGTTCGACCCGGTTGTCGAGCAGGATGAGGAAGCCGATGTCATCAATCGCACCTTCCTCGACCGACATGGACATCAGGTGGAACCCGTCCGCCCGTTTGATGACGAGGTACATGGTCGTGTCGATGAGGTCGCCGCCGACGATTTCATTGTCAGCCGAGAGTTCCCACTTCACCCATGCGGACTGAAGTTTCTCATTGCCAGACCAGTAATACTTGTACCCAAACAAGGTCTGAGGCTCGTCAGAGTTCAGCGCGAAGAAGATGTCCGTGTTGGGGGAGCCGATGAGTTTGTGGACCCCGCTCGGGATGAGCTTCGGAACGTGAGCGGTGATGTCCGCCGCGTCGTTGGTGACAGTATCTTCCTGCATGAAATACTCCATGATACCGTCATAATTCCCACGCGGATTTACAAAGTAAACGTTTGGTCCCTGACCGATGGGCTTGCACCGGGACGAACAAGCGAACTCAGTTGTCTGGTCAATCTTGATGTCATTCGGCGTCAGCATGGTATCCGACGTGAGCATGAACTGCGTCTGGTCGGAGAACAGGAGCAGGGACTTACTGTACGGAACGGCATGGTTGAGGATGGAGACCTTAACGTGTGATGCTGTGGTATCAATCGGGTCGGTATCCAGAACGTCCGTCACAGACTCAGGGAAGAAGTTGAAGAACTCCCCCGCCCGAGAGAAGATGACGTTTTCGTCCGAGATGAATCCGAGCCGGTTTCTGAAGAAGAAGATGTCATTGATTCTCCGCCCAACGAAGGACGGAAGGGGGCAAGTGTCATCGTCGCCAACCATACGCTCGTCCCACAGACAGCGTTCCAGCGTGAACGTGCCGTCCGGTTCACGGACCAACTGCATAGGCATGGTGGAGTCATCGAACAGGTTGGACTGAGACCAGCCCCGCGATTCCTTCCACACTCCCGCCGATGCGCCGTCTTCAGACGTGTACTCAACGTAATAGTCGGTTGTAGTTTCCTTGCCGTCACCGAGGACGTTCAACCGGACCCCGTCCCAACAGTTCGGCGGAAGGTCCGTGTACTTGTCAACGGTGTGCTTCATTCCCTTCATACCGGTCTCCCCGTAGGAATCCCACACCCCAAAAGTGAAGTCGGTGCTACGGGAAATCTTGAGGACAGAGCCTTTACGATAGACCGTGAAGCCCCCGCCGCCAGCCTCAATAGCCGCCTTGAGGTCCGACGCAATTTGGTCGGTCCGATAGGTCGCGGGGCTGTTGGAGTCGCCGGTGGTTACGGTGTAGTCCGTAACGCCGAGGGTGACGGTGTACTTGTTGCTCTGGACTCCACGCTTAACCCACACGATAGCTTCATAGGGGGCATCCTCAGCTTCTTCCGCCTCGTCCATAGCGACCTCGACGGTCTTGTTGAGGATGAACGTGTAGTCTGCCACGGTGACAGCCGCGAAGTCCTGACGCGGGTTTGAACTTGACAGGTACGTCAGTCCGTCCGGCGCGTTGACCGTCTTCTCGGTTCCAGCCATATCGTAAACCTTGATGGTCTGGTTGCCGATAAGGACAACATACCGCTCGGACGAATCCCGGTTGTAAAGGTGGACGAAATAGTCCGAGATGCCGGGAGTCGTGTTGAGTTTCTTTATATGCTTCAGCGGGGGACGGTTCGTCATCCCCTCAACGAGCGAAGGGAACACGTTGACCGCGTCAGCCACCTGAGAGGGTAGTCTGTTCGCCGCCGCCTGTTGGGAGATTCCGTTGTGAAAGCCGGGAATCCCTCTGCTGATTCTGTTCGACATTTTAATGGAGTCCTTTTAATGAAGTGAACTAGAAGTTCTATCTCCGAAGGCCGGGATTGTTCATGAGGATGTTGTACTTCGCCGTGTCACCCTCGTATTCCTCAAGGATGCGCCGGGCTTCCTTCTCGTCCGCTTCGGTCCAAGTGCAGACGGAATCCGCGCCGAGAACCTTCTGTGCGAACCGGCGGGACGCTTTGAGGGCGATGTAGTTACGGGCCGTTTCCGGCAGGTCGGTCCACGCAAGGAACGTGACCGTGTCGAGCTTAACGCTTTGTGTGAAAACGAAAGTCTTATTCCGGCGGTCAAAGAGCTTCTGACCGCGCAGGGCGACATCCGTATTCCACACGTTTCGATAGGTGGGGGTTACTCTCAGGATGTTCGCGCCGAAAGTGATGTATCCGTCGATATCCGGTGTGTACTCAATATCGGTGTCTGAGTTGAAGTGCCATCCTTCCGACTGAACCTCTCGGGAAGTTTGTTTGAGGATAAAGTTGGCGATAGCGACATCAGCGACACCAGAATCATTCAGCGAAGCAACCGGCATGGAGCCGATGCTTTCCAGCATGAAGTTTACTACATCGAGTTCAGTAAGAAGGGCGATGTTCATGTTTATTCCTTTACAAAAAGGGGGACTCAAAGTTTCCTTCAAGTCCCCCTTCGGTTGGGTTAATGGTTACTGCCGGTTAGCGTGGCTAGACGCAACTAGGGCAGGGCAATCTCAACCGCCCCCTCAGGGCGCAGGGAGCCGTGACCCACGGCGTACTTCGCCACCATGAGCGTCCCTTGATGAGTGATGAGATATTCCGACTCAAGCGCGAGGTCCATCAGCTTGACCGTACCAGCGGCCTGAGGATGCCACACAACACCCTTCGTCTTGGTGAAGTTACCACGATACTTCGTGATGCCCGAGTTGATGTTGGTGCTCGGGACGTTGTTCGACTTCAGAATCTCGATACCCGCCAGTTCCCACACCTTACCCTTCTGGACGTTGCCGCCCTGCGAGTAGTCGCGGTTGATGACGAGGTCGCTCTGAAGCAGAAGCCAGTACAGAGCGGGTTTGAAGGCCGCAAAGCGCGGCGCATCGGGGACATTCAGTTCGTCCATCTTCTGACCGGCGGACATGAGCGCACCGGCGAGGATGTCGGCATCCTTGGCGAGGTCTGCGTCCGTGATAGCCCCGCCAACACCGGAACCCGAGAAGGTCTCGGAGCCGCGGGACGCGAGGATGATGCATTGCAGAACTTCGCGGTCATACTGGTCCGCGAGGGCGATACCCTGCTCGTTGGTGTAGATGGAGCGGACTTCGTAGTGGTTCATAGCCTCGTCGATGGAAGCGATGAACACGGGGGCAATCAGAAGGCCGTCGATGTCGATAACCTTCTCCGAGTGCTTGATGGACTGACCGTCAATCATCGCACCGGGGGTGTGCAGAGAAGCGACCGCTTTCCACGTCAGGGGGAACTGAGCCGCCTTGCCGGAAGCAATCGTCCGCTCAAGATGCCGACCCTTCACGATGGTCTTCTTCTCGTAGGCAGTCAGGACTTCGCCAGCGTAGACTTTAAGGAAAAGCTCTACGGCATCAGTATTGCCGGCCTTGAGACCAAGCCTTGAAACGTTGTAATCGGGAAGTGCCATTTTTGTTATCTCCTGTTAGGATTTGAGAGTATGGAGTTGTAATGGTCCTGCCCGAGTCTCTGGTTTTCTTTCTCTGAGTTTTCCCGTCCGCAGACAGGGCAAAGAGTCTGGTTGAACCTTGACTCAGTTAGGTGAAGAACGCTCTAAGAGAACGTCCTAAAAGAGTTTGGATGTACGGAGCTTGTCCATGACATCCTGACGGTACGCGGGGTCCGTCTGATAGCGCGGGTCGCTCATTGCCTGAGTGACCTCAGCATAGGACCGGAATCCGCCGACAGCCGGGGAGCCACCCTTATCGCCCCGAGTGAGGTTCGGGTCTTTGCCATTGGCGGCTTCGTACTTCGCTTTGATTCCGGCAACCGCAAGTTTCACCTGCGGGATGTTGCCGTTCTCACAGACGTTGTTAAACGCCGTAATTTCCTCTTTGGAGAGGTTCGTCTTTGCCCACGTTAAAATCTGCGTGTAGGCTTCCGCCCCGCCGACGCTCGACTGAACGTCCGCGACGAAACTGGTAGCGAGAGCTTTCTGGCCCTCAATGTATGCGTCAACCATCGACTTCGGAAGACCCATGCCTTCCAGTTCCTTGTACGACGCTTCGCTGAGTGCGCCCGTCTGAGCGAACTCTTGGTTGTACTTGGTCACGTCGAGGTTGCCGACCATCGCTTTACCAGGCTCGTCAATCTTCAGTTGAGACTGCGGGTCCGCCGCCGGGGGCTTCTGCTGACTCTGCTTGACCTTCGTATACTCACGCTCAAGTTCCTGATAGGACTTGACGAGGTCTTCGGGGGTCTTGAACTTCTCAGGAAGCCATGCCGGGCGATTGGGGTCGGGTGCGTTGTTCTGCTGTTGCTGATTGTTGGGATTATCCTGCTGGTTGAGAGCAGGGTCCGGCGTGGGGTCGCCTTTAACAACTACCGATTCGGGCATACAAACCTCTCATGGATCTTTATTGGGTTGGCGGCTGTTGGGCTTCGTTGTAAGCCTGTGCCGCCTGAGTTCCTGCCTTGATGTAATCCGGTCCCTTGTTGAGCATCAACTTCTGCATCTCTGCTTTCTGCATCGCATCCTGCTGACGAGCCTGTTCCTCAGCGATTTCCTCTTTGGACTTTATAAGACCTGTCAAATCCATGCCAAGATAGGTGGCGAGTCTGGTCATATAATTGTCGAGGTTCACATACTGAGCGATAACCTCAGGTCCAAGCGGGGACAGATGCTTCAAGAAGGTGTCGAGTTTCGCCATCTCCTGACCGCGCCCGAGGGCTTCAAGTCCGGTAACGATGGTGATGTCAACGAGGTTCGCGGGAAGGGTAGGCAGGACACCCTGTTGCGACAGGCGGTCCAGCACGAGTCGGATAAAGGGAAGCTGAAGTTCCTGCGCGAGAAGCGAATAGATGCCGCCGATGGCATCCTCAAGCTCCTGCGCCATGTACCTGATTTCCTCTGCCGTCACGCGCTCGGCCTGACGCTGAATCGCTGTGTTCATCAGGAACGCATGAGCCAGCCGTTCCGTAATCTTCTGAGCCGTTTCGCTTGCGACTCTGAAGTCGTTGAACTTGTTTGCCTGTAACGTGGACACGTCATCAGCCGAGCCTTCGACAATGTCCCCGTTCTCTGCGTTCTCAAGGGTCTTCTTCTTCGTCACAGAGTTCGGGCGCACCATAAAGAGAATCTTCGCGGCGGCAACCGAGCCTTGCACGATGGAACGCATCAGTTCCTCAAGAGAGATGAGGTCGCCAAGATATTCCTCAACGTACCCTCGCCCGTAGTCCTCACCATCCACCTTGACAAAGCGGAGAGGAATCCACGGACACTTCTCTTTCGGATAGTGACCGAAGGAATCAGGGGGATTCTTTCCTTCGATTTCCTGCTTGACAATCCAACGGTCATCGACCAAAGCGATTTCCGTATAGATGTCAATTTTCTTTTCGTACTTCTTGTTCGGGTCAGCGTTTTCCTCAGGCGGACGCGGGACAATTTCCTTCACCTTATCAGGGAGAAGTTCCCACACCGTCGTTTCCTTCGTGATGAGGGACACGGTGTTCCCTGCGGGGTCTCGCTTGACCACATAGTTTTCCAGTTTGTAGACTTGAAGCGATAGCTTCTTGTCCTTCGGGCAGTACAGCAGGATGTTCCCGCCGACCACCAGATGACGCAGGGCTTCGAACAGGCTTGACCGGGCGTTGGACGATTCGATGTGCTTTGCGCCCTTCTGCTCAATCTTGGAAAGGGCAAGCTCAATCTGGTCCTTCGTCTGCGGGTCTTGTTCAATCTCAGCCTTGACCTTGTCATCGGGGATGTAGAGTTTGAAGAACGGACTGTTAGGGGGGAACAAGGCAAGCAGGAGCTTCGCGGCAATGTTGTTTACGCCGCGCGCGCCGACGCCCTGATACGGAGTTTTGAACTTCGTATGTTCATTTGCCCCCTCAGGCGGGATGAGAGTCGGAATGGTGTACTTCGAACACTCACGCGCCCTGTCAAGGAAGGGCTTTCTGGTAAGTGCTTGCTTCTCATACCGAGCCTTGATAGGGCCGTTGGTTCGGGAGTTATCCATTTATCGCCTTTTGAGTGTTATGTAGGAATCATGAGGCCGGACCTGCCGGACGCACCTCCGCCGGGCTGAAGGTCCACCTTCAGAGCACTTCGGCCCTGCATCTGTTTCTTCTTCTTGTCCGCCGTCTTCTCAACCGCCGGTTGCATGACCTTCGGGGTTTCCTCAGCCGGTGGCGGGGGCGGAACGGGGGGCGGGGGCAGGGGAGTAACGGACTTCGGGCTACCAATACACATTGATTTTCTCCTTAGAA